AGCAAAACGCTACAATGACAAGAACAATTTATCAACAGGACAGTACCCAATGAAACTATCAGACCTTTACGCTAAAACAGTTGTAGCAGATGCGCGCAAATTCGAAGTATTACGCAGCGATGGCACACCATCAGGCAACTTTATCACGCTCAAAGATGGCACTAGTAAGGATGTGGTATCAGCACAATTCAAGTATCAGCGTGTAGTTACCGCTATGCTTAAAAAGTTTGAAGAAAGCAACAAGGCTTTGTATGACGAATGTGAAGCGGCTAAAAACTTTAGCGAGTACAACTATACTTTAGATATTGAAATGCTGGCTATAAATAAAGCATTTGCCGCTGAGTTAATCGAATCGTGGGACTTTGACGACAAGTTTACGCCAAAGAATGTTAGCGCATCATTGGAAGCGTTTTCGGCACCGGTATATTTTGCGTTGGCTAACCAGGTTGTTAACGCATTAAAGGATCAATCAGCAGCACATGCAAAAAAGTAGACGCCCTGCTCAATTATTGTCGGTGGGAGTTTGGAGAAAAACAAAAGCTGACAAAGTTTGATGCCATTTCAGCAGGGCATAACGAAGCATTGGTAGCTATGGGTGTTATTGATGCGCCAGAACAAGCTGAGCGCGACGCACCGACAATGCACGATGATATGTGGCCGGTATACTCACACTTCAAACGATTGCGATTTGGGCGCGCTGTAGGCGATGACGCAATTACATTAATACCGAGACAACCTTTGCAGTATTCGGAAGTTGAAAGCTACACAAGGCTAGTAGATTGGCAACCAACACAAATCGAGGTCGATATCATTATGTCGATTGATGCAATATTTGAAATGAGAGAGGCTTAAATGGCAGACACAGCATCCTTGATAGTTAGGGTTAGCTCTACTGGCGTAAGAACAGCGTCAAACGATATAGACCGACTTTCAAGGTCGTCTAATACAGCTACATCAGCAGTCAGCAAATTAAAGGTAGCAGCAGCAAGTATTGTTACGGTAGCAAGCGCTAAGCAGGTTATTGCTTACGCTGACGCATGGCTAACGGTAACTAACAAGCTTGTTAACCATGTAAAAGTTAACGAGCAATTAGCCGATGTGCAAGAGCGCGTGTTTAATATCGCTCAGCAAACAAGATCAAGCCTTGAGGCTACCGCAACGCTTTACGGTAGATTAACCGCTGCAACTGGCGAATTTATCAAGAATGGCGAAACTGTAGGGGACTTGGTTAGTAACATTAACCGAGCGATGCAGGTATCCGGCGCGACTACAGCAGAAGCGGAAGGTGCTTTAGTTCAGCTATCACAAGCTTTCGGCGCTGGCGCTTTGCGTGGCGAGGAATTTAACTCGGTAAACGAAGCTGCTCCGCGATTAATGGTGGCATTGGCGGATAGCTTAGGAGTTGCCCGTGGCTCATTAAAGCAGATGGCTGCTGATGGCAAGCTAACGACTGAGGTTTTGTACAAAGCTTGGGGCGGTCAATCTAAGGCCGCCATGGAAATTCAAAACGAATTTCAAAAGATGACAGCAACGTCTGCCGCGAAACTTCAAGTGGCAAATAACAACTTAACAAAGTGGATCGGTACTAATAAAACTGCGGTTTCAGTAGCTAAATCGTATGGTGATTCTGCGATCTACTTAAGCGAAAGCTTGGATTCAATCGCTAACGCAAGCATTTTACTTGCAGGCGTTGCAGGCGGCAGACTTACCGGCTCAATGGTCGCGGCAACTGCGGCAACATTATCAAGCACAAGCGCGTCTACCGCTAACGCAATAGCTAAAGTAGCAGAGGCGAAGGCAGTTGCATTGGTAGCGGCTGAGCAGCTCGCATCAACTAGCGCGGCAATAACTCAGCAAAGAATATCACTACAGTCGGCGATAGCAGCAAAAGATAGGTCAATACAAAGCGTAATAGCAGCTAGAGCAATTCAGTCTCAAGCCGCTGCTGAGTTAGAGCTTGCCACCGCATCAGTAGCGTCGGCTAGGTTGGAGGCTCAAAGGGTAGGAAATACCACGGTATTAACCAGTGCAACAGATAGACTTTCTATTGCAAAAAAAGCGTCAACCTTAGCAACGGCAGAATTAGCAACAGCCGAAAAGATCGCCTCGTCATTATCATTAACACTTGCTACAGCCAAGCAAGCCTCTACTGTTGCAATATCTGAATCAGTAATAGCAAAGAGAGCTAGCACAGCCGCATCAGCTCAACTAGCAGCAGCGAATAAAGGCCTTGCACTATCTTCAAGACTTGTTGCAACAGCCAGCAGAGGAGCAAGCGCTGCCATGGCGTTAGTTGGTGGCCCTGTTGGTGTCGCTGTATTAGCCGCATCAGCAATCGCTTATTATTACGCTACCGCAGAAACGGCGGAGGAAAAAAGCAAGAAGCTAGCTGATGAGGTTGATATTCTTGCTGCTTCATTTAGCGGTCTGAACAGGGCGCAAAGATCTGTTGAAATATCCAAAATAAATACTGAGATGAAGCGAGTAAGGGATGAGATAGCGCTAACAAATGAAGAAATAAATAAAATTGGCGAAACCGACAATCTTATGCTGCTTCCTGGTCAGATAGCTGAGGGGCAGAGGCGCACGCAAGAGTATCAGGCAAAGGTAGAGTCATTAACTGAGAAACTCAATGAGCTATCAACAAAGCAGCAGGCGGTGTTTAACTCTGGATTGACGTCATTAGTAGAGCCACCAGAAGACCCTAAGTTTAAAGATCCTTTAGGCGATGTAAAAGGCAAGCTTGCTGCGGATAAACTACAAAGGGATAAGGAAGAAGCAGCCGCATATCTTGAAACATTGCGCCAATCAAACCTTAATGAGCAGCAATTAATTGAGACTCAGCAGCGTGACAAGGCTCAGGCTTTAGCTGACTTTTACACGCAAGGATTGCTCAGCGAGCAAGAGTACCAAGACGGCTTAACAGAAATTCAAACTAACGCTGTATTATCTAGAGCTGAAATAGCAAACAAAATACTAGATGATGAATCAAAAAAACAAGATGAAGCTAGAAAGGAATCAATAGCTACTGAGATAGCGGTTGCCAACGCTAAAGCAAAGGTTATCGATGATGGTATCGAAGGCCAACGCAACATGACGACCGACTTAAAAAACACTCTTGGCGAACAGAATGATTTATACAAAGCATCTGCAATTGTCACAGCTACCATTAATACTTATCAAGCTGCGACAGGTGCATTCGCTGCAATGGCCGCTATTCCTATTGTTGGTCCAGCATTGGGCGCGGTTGCCGCAGGATTAGCCATCACGGCTGGACTTGCAAACGTTGCCGCAATTAGCGGAGCGCGTGAGCAGGGCGGCTACATGACGGCTGGCGGCGCGTATCAAATGGCTGAGCGTGGCAAGGCTGAAATAATTGTTCCCGCTGGTAACTCAATGGCTAAAACTGCTGCACAAATGAAGGATATAATGGGGCAAAGTGGTGGCGGTGGCGTTACGGGTGTTACAATCGTTAATAACACTACAGGGCGCGTAGATAACGCTACAACTGAAATGGATAATGAAGGCATGTTACACGTTATCATTGACGAGTACGTATCGGCAGCATTGCTGACGCAAGACTCATCAATAGCCAAGGCTCGCAAAGCCTCATCAAATCAACCAGGATTCTAATATGAGCGATCTTGTTTTTCCTAGTACGTTACGCCCCATAGTTAGCAAAGGCTACGGGCAGAAGCGCGGCGGCAATATATGGCAGACAGCCGTTCAAGGCGGCAGACCTAGGCAGGGTCGCGATACTTACTACGACGCAGTGCCGATTAACGTTGCTATAGTCGTATCGCCTATGGGCAGGCTGGCATTCTGGACGTTCTTCAAGAAGATTAGCGGGGGCGCTGACTCTTTCACCATGAACCATGACACGGGTGCAGGAATTGAGCCTCACAATGTTCAGATAGATAAAGGCTCAGTTAACGAAACTACTCAAAACGGCGTTTACTGGAATATCACGTTTACCGCCGTAGCAGAGCGCACAAGCGTTCAAGACGATTCAGCATTCAATGATTCAATACTAGAATTGTTTGGTGAATACGGGGATAGTCTGCCAGCATTTATTGATTACTATACTTTGTACTGCACATCGCCATTATTCATTAATGATTTGCCGGAGCCAAGCTAATGACGTCTGCAACAGTTAAAGCTGCATACCGTGAAAAGCTAGCTTCTAATCCTGATGGCGAAATAGCGGTTGGTACATGGGAAATCTATCACCCGCTAATGAGTAAGCGGTATTACTTTGTTAGCGACCAAGTATCGCTAACTGCATTTCTCGAAACAGGTGTTGAGGTTACTTTTGAGCCTGCAAACATCAGCACGAAAGGCGCAGCAAACAATGCTGACATGAATCAATCAGCATCTATGACGATTGCAGATCCATTTAATGAGCTGGATAATGAGCTTGATAGAATACCTCTTGATAATGAGATGTTACCACTACTTACATTCAGGACTTATTTACTTTCTGACTTATCGTATCCTGCGTGGGGTCCCGTTGAATATGAGGCTCAAGACATTAATCAGGGCAAGGGAAGTTTTACGGCAACAGTATCGGCACCACGAATAAATAACCGAGGCACAGGATTAATAGTAACTCCAACACTGTGCCCATTAATACGTGGACTATTAATATGAATCCGCTTACTGAGTACACAGGTAAGGCGTACAACTTCATTACATACAATTGTTGGGATCACGTTAAAGCTGTTCGCGCAAAAGTCGGAATGCCTACGCCACAATTTGATTGCACATCGCCGAGCTTTATTAATGACACTTTTATCAATGCTCACGACAACAGCAAGGGTCTAGCTCAGTCTGAAATACCTAGCGACTACTGTGCTGTGCTAATAGCCTCAAAGCGTGGCAGGCGTGTATTGTGGCATTCTGGCGTATATCTTGACGGCATTGTATCTCACTGTGATAGATTCTCGCGACAAGTACGCACGGACACGCTAAAATCAATAATAGAAAAGTCTGAGAGGGTAGAATTTTGGCAATAATTAATCATTACACT